GCTCGCACAGGCGGCGCAACGCGTCGAGAAGTTCTGATGCAGCGCCCCGTCGTAGCTACCATCGACTTCGAGACTTACTGGTCGACCGACTTCTCGCTGTCCAAGATGAGCTTCATGGAGTACATCAAGTCTCCGGAGTTCGAGGTCATCAGCTGCTCGATCAAGATCGACGGCGCCCCCACGCAGGTCTACATGTCGCACGACGGCGTGAAGGCCGCTCTCGACCAGATCGACTGGGCCACCACCGTCTGCGTGGCGCACAACGGCAACGAGTTCGACTTCCCGTTGCTGACGTGGGTGTTCGACAAGCACCCCAAGCTGTTCATCGACACGTTGTGCCTCGCCCGACCGTTCCATCAGATGACGGCTGGCGGCAGCCTCAAGGCGCTGTCCGAGTTCTACGGGCTGGCAGCCAAGGACGCGACGGTCCTGCACAACACCAAGGGCAAGCGGTACGCCGACTTCTCCCTGGAGGAGATCGTGCAGATGACCCGGTACAACAAGGGCGACTCGGACAACGCGTACGAGATCTTCAAGCGCCTGTACCGCAGCACGCCGGTGAAGGAGATCCTGCTCTCGGACCTCACGGCTCGGATGATCTGCTACCCGCAGTTCGAGTGCGACAGCAAACTGCTGCGCGACACCTTGGCCGAGGCCGACAAGCAGAAGGCACAGCTGCTGCTCTCTGTGGCCGACACCCTGGGCGTGCTCACCGCTGAAGAGGTCGCCGTCGAGCTGGGCTCGGCCAAGAAGTTCGGGGCCGCTCTGCAGGGCCTTGGCCTGGACATCCCGATGAAGATCAGCAAGACCACGGGCAAGGAGACGCCGGCCCTGGCCAAGACTGACGAGGCGTTCACCGCCTTGCTCGACCACGAGGACGAGCGCGTGCAGGCCCTGGCCGCTGCGCGCCTGGGTGTGAAGTCGACGCTGCTGCAGACGCGGCTGGCGAAGATGGCTCGGTGCGGCGAGTTGATGGGCGGGATGATGCCGGTCCCTCTGGCGTACCACGCGGCCACCACTGGTCGCTGGGGCGGGCGAGTGTGGAACCCCCAGAACCTGCCGCGCATCCCGCGAGACAAGTCCGGCAAGATCATCCCCAAGCTGACCAACGCACTGCGCCAGTCCCTGCGCGCGCCGAAGGGGTACAAGGTCGTCGTGTCGGACTTGTCGGGTATCGAACTGCGGGTTAACCACTACCTCTGGGACGTTGGCAGCACCCGCGAGCTGTACGCCGATGACCCTGAGGCCGACCTGTACAAGGAGTTCGCTGCCGCCCTGTTCGGCATCCCGAAGGAGCAGGTGACCAAGGACCAGCGGCAGCTGGCGAAGGTCGCTCAGTTGGGCCTGGGCTTCGGCGCTGGCGCAGCGACGTTCAAGAAGGTCGCCAAGCTCATGGGCGGTATCGAGCTGGACGACGCCGAGGCCGAGCGCGTCACGAACGCGTGGCGGATGAAGTACGTCGACATCGTGCGCGGCTGGAAGAACTGTCAGACCCTCGTCAGCGCCATGTGGAGCGGCGCAGCGTACAGCCCTGACCCCCGCCGGCTCGTGACCGCCGAACGTGGCGCTGTGCTGCTGCCCTCCGGCCGCCGCCTGTACTACCCCAACCTGACCCAGGTGCTCGATGACAAGGGCCGGGTGCAGTACAACTACGGCGAGGGCCGCAACGCGTCCAAGGTCTACGCCGGGCTGATGGACGAGAACTTGGTGCAGGCCATTGCCCGTGACGTCATCGCCGAGCAGGCGCTGCGTGTGAAGCAAGAGACCGGCCGCGTCCCTGCGACCATGGTGCACGACGAACTGGTCTACGTGGTACCCGAGGCCGAGGCGGAGCAGTTCCTCGACTACCTCAACGACGTCATGCGAACCCCGCCGTCCTGGCTTCCCGGCATCGTGCTGTGGAGCGAGGGCGACATCGCTGACACCTACGGAGACGCCAAGTGAGCGAGCCCAAGTACAAGATGCCCGCGTGGTCGTACTCGTCGCTCACCGCGTTCGAGACCTGCGCCAAGCGGTACTACCACATCAAGGTGGCGAAGGATGTCATCGACAACCCGGGCGAGGCAGCGACCTGGGGGCAGACGGTCCACAAGTACCTCGAAGATCGGGTGAAGGACGCGACCCCGCTGCCGGCCGCCGTGGCGCACTACGAGACGCTCGTGTCCCCGCTGCTCAAGGGGCAGGGCAAGGTCTTCGCTGAGCAGCAGCTGGCCGTCAACGCCAACCTTCAGCCGACCGACTGGTTTGGTGCGGACACGTGGTGCCGAGGGATCATCGACGTCGGCGTGGTGTCGCCCTCGGGCAAGTCCGCCGTGCTGCTCGACTGGAAGACCGGCAAGCGCAAGCCTGAGAACGACCAGCTCAAGCTGTTCGCCGGTATGGCGTTCGCGCACAACCCCGAGCTGCAGAAGGTCAAGACCGGCTTCGTGTGGCTCAAGGAGAACAAAGTCGACAAGGACGAGTTCACCCGCGACGACATCCCGGCTATCTGGCTGACGTTCACCCCGCGCGTCAAACGCATGGAGCGAGCGTTCTCGTCGGGCGAGTTCCCGCCCAAACCGTCCGGCCTGTGCGCCAAGTGGTGCCCGGTGCCGAAGTCCAAGTGCAGCTTCTCGGGGAAGTCATGAACCCAATCGAGCTTGCGGACCTCATCGAGTCCGTCCAAAACGACCGTCGCGCTACGCCGCGTGAGAAGGCCATGCTGGCGCTGATCATGGAGCTGATGACCGAAGTCGACAGGACCGACGAGGAGATCCGCAGGCTCCAGGGTGAGCTGCTCCGCAACTCCACGATCGAGTAACCATGGCAATGACCCCCGAAGGCCGCGTCAAGGAGGCAGTGAAGAAGCTGCTCAAGGCAAACGGCATCTGGTACTACATGCCGGTGCAGAACGGCATGGGTGTTGTCGGCATCCCCGACTTCATCTGCTGCGACAAGGGCGCGCTGCTCGCCATCGAGACTAAGGCACCGGGCAAGCGCGGCAACCTGTCCCCGAACCAAATCCATCGGATCGACGAGATCCGCGCCGCCGGCGGCACCGTCCTTGTCGTCGACGATCCTCAGCAACTCAAGGACTATCTGGAGAGCCCATGACCCAACCCACCGACATCGACAAGACCCTGACCGAACGCGGCGATCGCTACGGCCGATTCATCGACCACGCTGCCATCACGCAGGAACTCAAGCGCGTCTTTGAGCGGCACCGCCGCACTCTCGAACGCCCGCCCCTCGCGCACGACCAGCAGGAAGCCATCGACATGATCTTCCACAAGATCGGCCGCATCGCCAACGGCGACCCGAACTACGCCGACAGCTGGGTGGACATCGCCGGCTACGCCAAGCTCGTTGCCGACCGGCTCGAAGGCACGGTGCGATGAGCAAGGAGATCATCCCGAAGATCAGCGACCTCATGGCGGAGTGGCTCGGCCGGGAAGATCACACCGACAGCCCCTTCCTGCGCGACCCCGTTACCGGGAAAATGCAGCTGCGCTACGACGAGTTGCGCTTTGAACGGTACGAGGTCGCCGACGGGGCCGTGTACTTCGCTGTCACGCTGCTGCACATGGGCCAGCCGGTCCACACGTACACGACGGACAAGATCTACACCAACGGCGCGAACCCCGAGTCGGTCAACCTTCCCGGCCTCACCGGCCTTGTCTCAATCAACATGGTGTCCTAAATGCCCAAGTCGTCCCCGGCCAAGTTGGCCTACCAACGCGAATACAACAAGCGCCCCGAAGAAAAGGAGAAAGGCGTCGAGCGCCGCCGGCTCCGCCGTGAGCTGATCCGCGAAGGCAAGGTTGCCATCGGGGACGGCAAAGACATCGACCACAAGAAGATGCTCGACAAGGGCGGCGCGCACGGCAAGGGCAACGCCCGCATCACCAGCCAGGAAGAGAACCGTGGCTGGCGCAAGAAGCACCCCGAGGCGTACAGCAAGAAAGGAACGAAGTGATCTGACATGCTCGTCTACCCAGAAAAGAAGGCGGTTGTCATCCGCCCTCGCAACCCACAACAGATCCTCACGCTGATCCCCACTGCCAAGCCGATGTCGGTCAACGGCAAGGACTTCGTGGCGATCCCGCACCGGCTCGACGAGGTTCGCGTGCTGCGCAATCTGGGCATGTCACCGCCTTCGCCGATCCGGTACCACTACAACTGGTCGGGGCAGTACAAGCCGTTCAAGGCGCAGCTGGAGACAGCCGAGTTCCTCACCCTCAACCCCCGCGCCTACGTGCTCAACGACATGGGCACGGGCAAGACCATGGCGACGCTGTGGGCCTACGACTACCTGCGTCAGATCGGCAAGGTCAAGCGCATGCTGGTTGTGTGCCCGCTGTCGACGATGGAGCGGACGTGGGCCGACGAACTGTTCAAGCACTTCCCACACTTGGACTACGTCGTGCTGCACGGAAGCCGAGCCCGCCGCCTCAAGCTGCTGGAGCAGAAGGCCGACGTCTACATCATCAACCACGACGGCATGGAGATCATTCAGGACGCGCTCAAGCTGCGGCCGGACATCGACCTCGTTGTGCCGGACGAGATCGCCCAGGTGGCGCGCAACGCCTCGACCATCCGCTGGAAGATCCTGAACCAGATCGTCAACAAGCAGATCACCGGCGGGCGCATGTGCTGGGGCCTGACCGGCACCCCGACTCCGAACGCGCCGACCGACGCGTGGGCGCAGTGCAAGCTGGTCACCCCGAACTCCGTGCCGCAGTACTTCGGCAAGTTCAAGGACCAAGTGATGAAGCAGGTCAACAACTTCCTGTGGATTCCACGGCCCGAGGCGATGGACGTCGTCTTCAGCGCAATGCAGCCGGCCATCCGGTTCAGCCGCGATGAGTGCGTCGACTTGCCGGAGTGCGTGTACCAGACGCGCCACGTCCCGCTGACCAAGGAGCAGGCCGCGCACTACAAGACCATGATGACCACGCTGCGGTTCCAGCACGCTGCCGGCGAAGTCACTGCGGTCAACGAGGCGGTCAAGGCCGGCAAGTTGGTGCAGATCGCCTGCGGCGTGGCGTACGACGAGAACGGCAACGAGGTCACCCTGGACGCCCAGCCCCGGTTGGAAGTCACCTTGGAGATCGTGCAGGAGGCAGCGGCCAAGACGATCGTGTTCGTCCCCTTCGTGTCGTCGGTCAACTACGTGGCCGACTATCTGCGCAAGAACGGGATCACCGTCGAGTGCATCTACGGCGAAGTCCCGAAGAAGGAGCGCGACCGGATCTTCCAGGCGTTCCAGAACCTGCCTGAGCCTCGCGTGATCGTCGCCCAGCCAGCAGCGATGAGCCACGGCCTGACCCTGGTCGCTGCGAACACCATCGTCTGGTACGCGCCGATCTTCTCCAACGACACGTTCGACCAAGCCTGCGCCCGGATCACCCGGCCCGGCCAAACGCGCACTCAGCTGATCGTCAAGATCGAGGGTTCGCCCATCGAGCAGCGGGCCTACGAGCGCCTGAAGAACAAGCAGAAGATGCAGGGGCTGCTGCTGTCGATGGTCGAAGAAGATCGTAATTCATCTTGACACATGGCCATTCATGGCTATTATTGACCACATGAACCTCCTCACCATCAAGACGCTCGCGGAGAAACTCGCGTGCTCCGAGAGCTTGATCTGGCAGATCCGCCAACGCGACCCGACCTTCCCTCGCCCGTTCAGCATCGGCGTTGGGACTGAGCGTTCCCGCGCTGCGCGCTGGGACGAGAAGGACATTGACGCATGGATCGAAACCCGCAAGACCACACCCCAAGGAGAAATCGACGATGACCAACCCCGACCCGACGCAGGACAGCCGACTGTCAGCTGAGGGCCTGATCGCCCAGTACATCAAACTTCGCGACAAGAAGGCCCGCATGAAGGCCGAGTACGAAGCAGCGGCTTCCGAGATCACGGAACTTCAAAACAAGATCGAAGCGCTGCTGCTTCACCGCATGTCCGAGATGGGCGCCGAGTCCGTCAAGACTCCCGCAGGCACTGCCTATGTCGTTGTCCGCACGGCAGCGAACCTGGGCGACTGGGACTCCTTCAAGGGGTTCCTCGACAAGCAAGAAGACCCGTTCATGTTCGTGGAACGCCGGGTCTCCAAAGCCGCCGTTGAGCAATATCGCGAGGCTCATGGCGAAATCCCGCCGGGCCTGAACTGGTCCGAAACTCGCGTCGTCAACTTCCGCCGGTAACACACCACACACACATCATGAGCAACCTCATCCCCTTCGATTCGGGCAACGTCCCGGCCAAGCAACTCGCCAGCCTCTTCGGCACGCAGAACGATCTCGTCGGCAACGCTGCCGGCGGTGGCTTCCCCGTCGTGTCGATCAAGGGCAAGGTGTTCCACATCCAGCGCGGCGACGAGCGCACGCTGATCACCAAGCCCGGTGAAGACGACCCGGCCGGCTCGCTGGAAGTCGTGATCGTCAAGGCCAACCCGAACCGCAGCAAGGTGTTCTACGCTGCCGGCTACCAAGAGGGTTCGGCCGGCAAGCCCGACTGCTACTCGAACAACGGCATCACGCCCGAGGCCGACGCGCAGAACCCCCAGTCCAAGACCTGCGCCACCTGCGTCCATAACCAGTGGGGCTCGTCGGTCACCGGCCAGGGCAAGAAGGGCAAGGCGTGTGCAGACTCGCGTCGCATCGCCATCGCTACGGTGGGCGCCCCGCACGACCCGATGCTGGTCCGCGTGCCGGCCGGTTCGATCAAGAACCTGGAGGAGTACGGCAAGATCCTGGCTTCGCGTGGCGTGCCGCCGCAGGCCGTGGTGACCCGCATCGGCTTCGACTACTCGGTGGCGTGGCCCGCTCTGACGTTCAAGCCGGTCGGCCTGATCAACGACACCGAGCTGCTCAAGGAGATCGCTGCCGCGTCGCAGACCGAGCTGGCCGCGCAGATCGCTGGCATGAAGGCTGTGTCGCCTGAGACTCCGGTCCCGGGTGACGATGACGCTGGCGCGGCCGAGGCTGCTCCGGTTGTTGCTGCGCCGGTGGCTCCCGCCCCCGCTCCGAAGGCAGCTGCCCCCAAGCCGGCCCCTACCCCGGCGCCCGCTCCCGTGGTTCAATCGGCACCTTCGCCGACTGCGGGCCTGGAGGGTGAGATCTCCAGCATGCTCGACGGCATGAACTTCGACGACTGATCAACTCAGCAAGTGTGAGTTTGACGGGGGCCTGATGGCCCCCGTCTTGTCAGACGGTACGGGAACCTATGAACGCCTTCTACGACAGCGTACTGCCGCCGATGGGACACCGGGTGCTGGCGGTGTTCAAGAACGGGCTTGGCAGCCCTCCCACACACTACTTCTACGAGACGAACGATGACCTGACATCTGCCGCGCAGGCGTACGACAGCCTCGGCAAGAACGTGTACCACGGGTGCGCGGTCTACAGCGAGCCGACCAACCGCAAGGCTGACAACACGGCTGCGATGAAGGCGCTCTGGATCGACCTCGACGTCGGCCCGAACAAACCGTACGCGAACCAGCAAGCTGCAGCCCACGCCGCCGAGTCGTTTCGGTCCGCCCTCGGGTTGCACAAGAGCCACATGGTCAGCTCCGGCAGCGGGGTGCACTGCTACTACGCGCTGACCAAACCCATCTCGCCCGAGAACTGGGCCCGCGTCGCTGCGGCCCTGGCGTCCTGCATGGACCACTTCGGGCTCAAGCACGACAGCAGCCGGACCCAGGACAGCGCGAGCATCCTGCGAGTGCCCGGCACGAGCAACTACAAGACGTCGCCGGCCAAGGCCGTCACGCTCAAGCGACTCGGCGACGAAGACACGGCCGCGTCGTTCTACTCCAAGCTCAAGGCTTACGCCGACGCGAACGGCCTGATCCTCGGCGCAGCGAAGCAGCAGACCAAGGGCCCGCAGCCGACCAACGAGCTGGTTGGCACCAAGGACTACCCGCCGTCTGAGGGCGCCATCGTGGCGACCCACTGCCCCATCATCCAAGAGGTCGAGCAGACCGGCGGTGACGTCGGCTACGAGGTCTGGTGGCGCGCCATGGGCGTCGCGAAGTTCACGACCGAGCCGCAGGCCGTTGCTATTCACTGGACTCGGAACCGCGCTGCGACCGGCCACACGAAGGACGACTGGCAGAAGGCGCAGACTGAGTGGCAAGTCGGCCCGACCACCTGCCAGGACTTCTCCAAGCACAGCAGCAAGTGCCAGTCCTGCCCGCACAGCGGCAAGATCAAGTCCCCCATCCAGCTCGGCGCCCCGGAGGCCCCGGAAGTCGACGCGAACGCCGCGCAGCTGATTCAGAACGCTGCACCACAACCCGCCGCCGCAGCTGCCGCCAGTGGGCGCATGTGGAACTACGGCGATCAGTGGATCTTGGATGACCTCGCGGCCAAGCTCCGTGTCGGGTTCACCGCCGGCAAGATGACGCTCAGCGCGATGCAAGAGGACGGGACCTACAAGCACGAGGCGTTCTGCGACCGCTACTGGCAGGTCATGCGCCGCATCCGTTCTCCCGAAGGAATCTGGCAGTTGGAGATCGCGTACGCCGATCGCCCTGGGCGCCCTCCCAGCTTCTTCCTGCTTGATAGCTCAGCGGTCGCCTCGGCCGAGACGCTGCGCAAAGAATTTTCAGCCCGAGAACTGCACATCTATGGAGGCCAGCGAGCCGTGAACAAAGCACAAGAGATCATCCGGCATGAGCAGCAGCTGCTGCACGCCCTCGACGAAGAGACCACCACGTTCCCCACGATGGGCTGGGTCTCCGAGAACCACCTGCCGCGCGGCGCCCTGACCGGCGACTTCGTCATCGGCAACACGATCATCCGCCCCAAGCAGCAGCCCGAGCCGATCAACCTCGACGCGTCGGTCCCGCACGAGATGGCCGTGGGCTTCACGACCAAGGGCTCGACGCAGGAGTGGGTCGACCTCGTCGACTTCATCTACAACCGCCCGGGCGCCGAAGCCTACCAACTCGTGTTCGCGTCTGCGCTGGCCGCCCCGCTGGTGCGCCTGATGCCCGGCGCCGGTGAGTGGCACGGCATCCCCCTGGTCCTCGGCGGCGAGTCCGGAGCAGCGAAGTCGACCACCGCGCTGGCAGCGCTGTCCATGTACGGCCCGCCGTCGGTCATGAAGTTCGCTGCCGGCAAGAACGGCGACACGATCAACGCACTGGCCGCCAAGGCCGGCGTGCTGCGCAACCTGCCGTACGTCATGGACGAGATGACCGAGGTCGAGCCGGCCCGTGTTGGCGACATCATGTTCCTGACCGCGAACGGCCAGCGCAAGGACATCTGCGACACGAGCGGCCGGATCGTCCCGAACCCGCACCGCTGGGACACGCTGCCGATGATCACGACCAACAACTCGCTGCACGAGGTTCTGCGCGGGATGAAGGGCCGGGACGCCATCGAGGCAGCGCAGCTGCGGTCCTTCGAGGTCATGTTCCGCGTCGACGACTTCAACACCATCTTCGCCGGCGTGACCAAAGAGATGGTCGAGGAAGACCTGCTGGCGAACCAAGTCGGCTGTGCCGGCCGTACGTGGCTGCAGTTCATCGTCAACAACCGCGTGAAGCTGGCGCAGGCCCTGTCCGACGCCCGGGCCAAGTACAAGATCGCCGGCGAGACGAGCGCCATCCGCAAGTACAAGGACTACTTGGTGACCGTGCGGATCGCTGCTGAGGCTGCCAAGATGCGCGGCCTGATCCGCTGGGACGTCGCGGGGATGATGACCTGGGCCGAGTCGCGCCTGACCAAGCTCGCCACGACTGTGACCGAGACGGACTGGGACAGCACGATCTCCGACTTCGTCGCCAGCCTGCACGGCCGCACCATCACGACCCGCAACTGCTCGATGTCGCCCGGCCGCCGCCACGTCCTTGAGATGCCCATGGAGCCGCTGACCACCAGCAAGCCCCCGGTGGCGCGCAAGGCGATCGACGACAAGATCTTCCTCGTCACGGTCAACGCTGTGCACGCATGGTGCCAGGAGACCAAGACCAATCAGGACGACCTTGTGGCCGAGATGGCAGCGCGCGGCATGATCGTCGAGCGCAACGGCAAGACCAAGAACCTTCGCAAGATCGGCAGCGGCACGACGGTTGCGCGCCCCAGCGCGTGGTGCTTCGAGTTCAACTACGACCTCGTGACCGCCTCCGGCGAAGGCGCTGACGCTGCGGCAGCCCCGGCGGACAACGTCGTGACCCTGCAGCCGCAGACGACCGAGACCACCGTCGAGAACGCGCCGACCGCGCCGACCGCGCCGGAAGCCGAACCGCCGGCCGACGAGGCGGCGCAGTAAAGAAAAAGCCCCCGTCTCACGACGGGGGCTAACTGCCAAACGGGGTGGAGAATCCCCTAGCGCACTACGGCCCAACCCTGGCCGCGCCGGCAGAACCACAACACGGCGGCAGTGTACGTCACTCTTCGTCCACTGCAAGCTGTTCGGCGAAACCTTCTTCGCCCTTGCGGTACTGCACCCCGCCCCGAGTCAGCTTCTCCCGGGTGCGCTGCTGGTCACCGGCCTTCATCAACTCGCTGAGCGACTGGCGGTCGAACCCCAGGCGGACGCGCTTGTCTTGATAGTCCGCCCACTCCTTACGGGCCGCAGCCATCTCGGCGCTGTCGCCGTTGCGGCGCGCGGTCAGAAAGTCCTTCTTGATCCGAGCGCCCTCGGCCTTGACGTCCGTGCGCGTGCTGTACAGCTGGTCGGATGCAACCATGCGCTTCGTGCTGCTCAGCGGCGTGAGGCCCAGCGACTGCTGCAGGCCCTGCCAGTACGACACTTCCTCCGGCGTCAGCAGCTGGTCACCGCGCTTGTTGGTCGCGCCTTCGCTGCCCTCGCGGATGGCCTTCGAGAAGTTCGTGAAGCCCTTCGGCAGCAGGTTCTCGATGCCGCGCCAGTAGTCGCCGTTCTGGATGTAGCCGATGCCGTCCGCTGCGCGCAGCGTCAGCCCGCCGAACGGACCGGACAGCAACGCGTAGCCAGCTTCTGACACGCCCTTGCGGCTCGTCAGGTCGATGTCGGTGAACGGCAGGATCGAGGTCGAGTTGCCCCAACCACCGTAGGGAGCGCCGTTGATCCCGGCCACAGCCGGGGCGCCGTACAGCAGCATGTCCGCGATGTCCTCGTTACCGACCATCTTGCGGAAGGTCATCTCCGGCGGCTCGTCATCGTCGCCGAACAGCTTCGAGAACACGTAGGCCACGAGCCCGCCAGCGGGCAGCGCCTTGCCGCCGCCAACGATGAACGCTTGGGCCATCATGTTGCGCAGTGCCTTGCGGGCGACCTTGGCCTCGTCCGAGTTCTTGCTGAACGAGTTGTTGAACAGCTTGGCCATCATGGTCAGCTGGATCAACTGGTACTTGCGGAACTGCAGCATGATCTTGCCGCCGCGCGTGTTGAATGCGCGGGGGGCGTTCCACGAGCTGTAGTCGCCGTGCGTGCGCTGGATGACGTCGTCGGCGTAGGCCGTGGCGTCCGCCTCGCTGCTGCCGGCAGCGATCTCCGCCCGGTAGGCAGCGAGCGCCGAGGTCAGGCGGTTCACGGCTTCGAGCTTCTGCTGCAGGCCGCGCAGGCTGTTGTCGACCTTGTTGTACACGCCCTTGGCGGTCCGGGCCTCAACTTCCGCAGTGATCTGGCCGATCTCGTTCGCCATGCCGATGTCGATACGGTCGGCGTCCAACAGCGAACGGATCATGTCCTTCTCGCCCTTGGTCAACGACTTGTTCTCGTCGGCCAGCAGCGCCTTGAAGTCCATCTGTCCGAACATCTTGGCGTCCTTCAGCGGACCCCAGACGTCGCCGTAGGCGCCGCTCAACAGCTTGGCCATCTTGCCGTAGTCGTGCTTGGCGGCCATGTACGGCAGCGACATCATCCACGGCTGCGTCGAGTTCTGCAGGTAGTAGCTCGGGCTGGTCGCCAGGAACCACATCGACGACATGCGCGTCAGCGTGTTGATGACCGGCGTCGGCTCGTAGTCCATCGCCTGCAGATGGCGCTTGATCAGCTCGTTGAAGACTTCCGACTTGGCGTTCGCGTCGCCGATCTTGCTGTCCTTGACCTCACGGCGCATGTCGTTCATGGTCTCCAGCATCGGCTGCCCGTACTGGATCTGCCCCATGAAGCGAGCGTCGGCCAGACCCTGCGTCTCGAACGAGCGGATCATGTCGATGTCGCCAGCGATCTTGCGGCGGCGGAGTTCAGACTTCCGGGCAGAGTCCTCGCCCAGTTGCAGCAGGTACATCTCCTGCAGCATGCGAGCCAGTTCCTTGCGTTCGGCGCTGCTCGGCAGCCCGTCGATTTTGGCCTTCAGGTCGCCGATGGCCTTGAGGGTCTTGCTGCCGCCGTACAGGTCGTTGCGCTGCTCCTCGATCTCGCGGTACTGCGTGAACGCGTACTCCGGCTTGGCCTTGAGCTTCTCCTCCAAGTCAGACGCGGCGATCTCGCCGTCCACGAAGTCGACGTAGTAGTGCTCCTCCTGGGACTCCAGATCGCGCATCAGCTTCTGGTCGCCGTTCAGCTCGGCGTCGATGTACGCCTGCGACTTGGCGATGACCACGTGGCTGCCGAAACGCTTGATGGGGGCGTAGGGTTTGTTGTCCGCGAGGCGCATCAGGCTGCCGTAGCTGGACTTGACCGACTTGGCCTTGTCGGCTTCGAGGGCCTTCTTGGCTTCAGGGTCCGTCTCGGCCGCGATCAGAGCGTCGTACTCGGACACCATCATGTCCATGACGAGCTGCTTCTTGGCCTTGAGGGTCTCGTGGCCGTGACGCAGCATGTCCTGCACCACCTTCTGGGCGGGAGCCGGCAGCGCGTCAAACGCCGCCTTCATCTCCTTGTCGATCGTGACCTGCTCAGTCAGCCAGTCGGGCTGGAACCCCCAGGCTTCGCGGGTCGTGGTCTTCCACAGGTACTGGTTGACCGGACCGTCCTTGCCCTTGAGCGACTCGTCGAGGTTGTTGAACCCGGTGACGGCGTCGAGCACCATGCGCTCTTGGTGGCCGATCGACGCTGCGCGCTCGCGCGCCAGCTTCTTGTACTTCTCGGCGGACTTGATGCCCATCGAGACAGCACGGTCCAGCAGGTCGTCGGTGAACGCTGCGGTGTTCAGCACCTTGCGGCCAGCCGCGCGCAGCAGCTGCGCGACCTTGCGAGCGCCAGGACGGAGGACCGGCGGCAGCGAGCGAATCGCCTGCTCGACCTTGGGCAGCGGTTGGGTGCCGGTCATGTGCTCGGGCACTTCCGGAGCCTGACGTGGCGCTGCGCGCACAGACTTCTGAATCCGGTTGTCGCGCGGGTCGAACTCGCTGTTCCCGACGGCAGATTTCACCTGCGTCGGGCTGTAGACGGCGAGGTTGCGACGGCCATTCTCGGTGACGTAGAAGCTGTCAAACCCGAGCAGCTTGATGGCGGCCTGAACGTCAGCGTGCTCTACAGTCTCCCAGGCGCCTTCGCGGAGGGCTTCCTCGATCTGGTCGTCGTTCGGCCACTTCTTGCGGACCTCGGCCAAAACCTTATCGACATCCTCGCGGTTTGTGTAGTCAAACGGCCGCTCGGCCTTGACGTACAGCGGGATGATGTTCTGGCTGGACGGCAGCGCCTTTTCGACGAGACTGTCGATCTCAACCGGCCATGACGTGCGGAACTCGCCGCGCTTGGCCCTCTGGATGGTTTCGAGGTCCGCATTGGCGTTGACGTACCCAGGGCTGGCTTGCCCAGTCAGCCGCCCGCTACGTTCCATCCTCAGACGGATCTTGGCTTCCGCCTCATCCAACATCTTTGCGAAGTCGTCGGGCTTCATCCATTTTTGCGGATTGGCGCGCATCCAGAACTCACTGCTCTGCGCGAACCCCTCGGCAAACTCGGGGTCGTCCGTCAGGAAGATCGCCCCGGCTTGCTTGGGCTGGAACTTCTCGACGTCCTGAGCCGTGCCGTGGTACATGATCTTCGGGCTGCCGTCCTCGTTCACGACAGTCGACTTGCCAAACCACGCCTTGAACTTAGCCTCGGCCTCTGCGCTGGCGAACGCCTTCTGAGCGCCGTTGCCGTACAGCTCGATCTGCGCAGCACCGTAGGCCATGTCCACGATGTCGCGCGGCGTGACCTTGGAGATGTCGACGCCGAACTTCTGCAGGGCGGCCTTGAACGCCGACACGATGCGGCGGATGAACTGCGCGGCTGCGCCGTACACGGACTCCTCGGCGACCGCCGTAGGGTTGTAGCCGGCCATCATGGCTTCTTCGACGAAGTAGGCCACCAATTCCGAGTTGCGCTGTTCCTTTGGCGTGTTCGCAGCCATCAGACGCTCGACGGCGCGCAGCGCCACGGCGTTGCGGGCGCGGTCCATAGGCTTGGACAGGTCGGTCAGCTTCGCCCACGACTTGATAAGGTCGGCAAGCTTGTTGAAAGCCTCCGTCGGGAGCTGCTTCTCAAGCCCCAAGTGGGCGCCAACTTCGTGCATGAACACAGCCCGGCCGTCGTCTTCGCCGATTCGGTCCGCGATCAGGAACGCGCGGCCGTTGGCCACGAACGCCTGCATCGCGCCAGGGTCCGCCAGCTCCTCGGCGATCACGTTCTCCAGCTCCGCCGGGCTCATGGCGTCTGCCAGATCGTCGAAGGTCTCGACGACAACGACCTTTCGGCCCAGCCCGCGACCGAGGAACAGCCCCTCAAGGTCACGACGCAGCGCGCCAGCGCTGAGGTACGCGTAGCGCGCCTCCTTGCCCTTCGACGGCTTGACGATCGTGCGCTTCTTTTTGGTGACGACCTTCGGAGCGGGGGCTGGCGCTGCAGCGGTTACCGGGGCATCGTCTTGAGGCTGGTTGGCAGCGTCGGGCTCTTGTTCAGCGTCCTCGTCTTTCTCGGCAGGCTTGGCCTCGTCATCGGCCTTGGCCGAGTCCGGGTTAGCGCGCTCCCAGGCAGCTGCCACAGCCCGCTGAAACGACGGCGAGCGCTGGCGGCGAGTCGCCTCTGCCATCAGAGGGGCAAGCAGCTTCTTCGCCTCGTCCAGCCGCGCGCGCTCCCCGGTCTTGTCGTTGGGGCTGGCAGAGATGGACATGTACCGCGAGCCTTCGGCGACGGCCTCAGCCAGAGCCTCGTCGCTGACATCCGCCGGCGCCTTGTCCTTAACGGCCAGATACGCGGCCATCTTGGAGAAGGACTTCTTAGGCGCAGCCGCAATGTTGCTCTGAGAGCCGCCGGCGGACTTGATCACGCCAGCGGTCTGGTCCGCTGCGTCCCGCTCGCCGTCCACCATGTCCGACTCTTCGTCGCTGGTACGGACGTCCGTGGTGTTGCCGGCCGACTCGTCGTCGAGCCCGTCCGCGCGTTCGTCGGCGGCTGCCGAGCTGGCGAAGAAACGGTCTCGGGTCTTCTGGTCCAGCCCGATAGCGCTCATCACCCGGCTGAGTTCGGCGCGGGACACGCCCACCTGAGCAGCAGCCTCCGGCGTGGACATCGGCTTGTCGAGCCGATCGCCGTCCTTGTCCACGCCGAGAGCGAACCGAACCGCTTGGTGCATCTTCGGCGACAGCGGCTCAAGCAGCAGCTTCATGGCCTTGAAGTCGACCGCACCGCCGATGACGACAGACTTGCCCTTGAGACGGTCGGCGAGCTTGCCGGTCCCAGGGGCCTTCTTCTCTTTCAGTGGAGCAGTTCCTGCCCCTCGAACTTCATCTCCGACAGCTGCAGCTTGCGCAGGATTGGCAGGAACGCTTGCGGGAGCTGCAGGAACTCCGTCTGCTGGAGCAGGTACTCGTCCTGCAGCTTCCACGCTTCCGCCAGCGACAGGGCTTCCTTGAACACCGCTGCTTCCAACTCCGAGTCCAGATGCATCAGGTACGCTGACATTGGCCGGGGCCTCCGTAGTAACAGTTGCGGGAGTCGGGGCGGTTGCGCCCGTGGCCAGGACCACAGCTGCCTTGGCAGCCAGCCCTTTCTGGCGCGTGTTCTTTGCCGTAGCGATCGAGTTCGCGGCTTCGGCGTGCTGTTCCTGCGTGATGCGACCATCGGCCAGGGCCGCGTCCAGCGCCTGGGCGGTCTCGACGGCTTTGTCGCTGGTGTAGCCGAGCAGCTCTTTGGCGCGGGCCCGGGCGGCGTCCTTCTGCGCTTTCGCGGCTTCCTTGGCGGTGGCCTCGTCCTGTTTGCGCTGCGCCTCTTCGTTGGCGGCGCGCTCAGGGTCCACCTGACGCGGCAAGTCGATGTTCTCATCGCGCACCTCGGCGATGCCGCCGGGGTAGATGTCCGCGTACGGGTCGGGCGTGACGTCGGGTCGCGCACCGTAGAAGTCGGTGAACGACGGCTCGGCCGGAGTCGGGGCCGGCTGCTTGAAGGTCGGCAGCCCGCCGATGAAGAACTCTTCTGGCGTCTGGTTGGCCGGCAGATCGGGGTTCAGCAGGTCGCGCTGCTGTTGTTCCTGCTGCGCGCGCATGTTCGTCTCGCGCAGAACGGCGGCTTGCAGTTCTTGATTGTTCTGGTACTCCTGGCTCTTGCGCCAGCCGCCCATGCCAGAGAACGCACCGCCCAGCGCAGCGCCGCCGATGAACGACTCGGTGTAACGGTCAACCGCGCTCGGAGAGAACAGCTGCTCGTTCGGGTTCACGGCCATGCGGCCGAAGTACTGGTTGATGACTTCCTGGCCGGCCTCGGACGTGCCTTCGCTGACGCTGCCCATGCCGACAGCCGCTGCGCCGCGCTTGACCTTGCCCCAACGCGCAGCGTCATCGAGCGCCGCCAGCCCGCGACCGAGACTCCCCCGAGCCGCCAAGCCCTCAACACCGAACATGTTCAGCGCAGCGTAAGGCACGCCACCAAGGGCGGCGGAAGTCAGGTCTACCGGACCGTCCGGGTTCGCCTCGCGCTGGTTGGCAAGGATGTCACCAACGGCAGACGGGTAGCTCGCAACAGCACCGCCGGCGGCCATGCGAAGACCCAGCGACTTCTCAGCTGCCTGCGCAGCACGGACAGTGTCGACAGAGGCGTCAGCAGCCCGGCCAGCGTTGATGGTCCCGCGCAGCCCGCTCGACAAGCCGCGAGCAGCCCAGCCGCCGAGGGCGGCCTCACCGAGGTACGGCAGAGAGTCGACCGCCAGCCCGCCGAGGTAGTCCGCTGCGTTGCCCAGCGACCAGTTGATGTCCTTGTAGGACGAGATGGCGCCTTGGTTGGCTGCTGCTTCGCGAGCGACAGCTGCCTCGAACTCGTTCTCGACGCGCCGGCGCTTCAGCCCCTGCGAGCCGAACAGCGCTTCGCCGAGGCCGTACCAGTTGCCCTGGTAGCTGTCGATCGCCCCGCCGAGGCGGTTGCCCCACTTGCCGTTGTCGGACTGCAGCGGGGTGTAGTTGAGTTCGCGGACAGCGTCGAGAGGGCTGAGCTTGTTCAGCCGTGCGTACTCGTCGATCAGCTCGATGTCGGAGCGGCCCTGCGCGTAAGCGCCGGAGGCCCGGCGGAGGTCGTCGATCGTCGGCATTACTGGCCCTGCTGCGTGTACGTCACACGCCGAAGTGTAGCTACTCGGTCGCTCAGAAGGCGGGTTCTTCGCCCGGCATGGTCATCACGCCAGGAGTCGGCATGCCGCGACCCAGCGTCCGATCGATGGCGGCATCGCGGACCGCGCTGGCGGACGGAGTTCCGGGGCGCCACTTCTGCTCACCGGGCATGCGCCAGTATGCGCGGCCATCAGGGCCCTGCGTAGTTTCCGGGCCGGCAGGGGCCGCCGCAGCCGGGCCGCCCGGCTGAACTTGGCCAGGAATGAGTCGGCCCTTGAGAGGGTCGGACTTGCCGGCGCGGTAGCGGGCGACACCTTCGTCCATGAGAGCGCGGAGCGCGGTCTGCATGGTGTGAGGCACGGGCTTGCGGTCGGCTCCGATCCCGGCGATCGCGCCGGAGTCAACCATCGCTTTGGCGGCGACTTCGTACTTCTTCGGGTCGAGCACGGCCGCAGGAATCAGCCCACGATGCTCGGGGCCCATCGGCTGCACAACAGGGTCGTACGAGCCAGACTTCTTGTTCCAGCGAAGGCCGGTAGTCACCGGCTCGAACGAGCCGTCTTCTGCAACGGTGTAGTTCGTTTGCGGGTTGATCAGCTGATAGCTGTCGCGCGCTTCGCGGTCCCGAGCAATCCCAAGGTGCCCGCGCGCGATGTTGAGCTGCTCGGCAGAGAGGCCGTACTGCCGGTTCCTCCAGAACAAGTCCGCGTTGCCCTGAGCCACGCCAGCGGTGCGGGTGTAGGTCTGGTTGTCCAGATCGCGACGGGTCTTCGCGCCTTCGAGCATCATCGACAGGCCCTTGGCGTAGTCGCCGTTACCGGCTTCCCACAGACCCATCATCTCGTTCATCAGCTCTGCGCGGCTGAGAGTCTGGGTCGGTACGCCAGGGATGTTCGAGGTGAAGACGAAACGGTTGGTCTTCTCGTCGAAGCCAAGCATCGCCGGGACGCCGCTGCCGTCCTTGTTCTGCTCTTGGAAGATGTTGACCAAATCTGCCGGCTTCATGCCGGAGAGGCGCTTGATCTCGGCGCGGCGGCCTTCTTCCAGCTTGAGAGCCTTGGTGTTGGCCTTCGACTCGCGGATACCGCGCACGTCCCGCTGCGCAGCAGCGATGCCGCCCAGTGCGCGCTCAAGATCGACCTCACTGGCGGCGGAGGTCGTGACAGGCGCAGTGTTGTCGTACTTGGGGAGTCCGCCGGCCGGGGCGCCCGGAGCCTGGGCAAACCGACCCATCTCGCGAGCGTAGTCGCCGGCCATCTCTTTGACAGCAGCTTCGCCCTGGCCGTACCCGGCGTTGCCGGCGTAGACCATCTGCGCGGACGGAGCCGAGAGCCCCGTGCCAGTAGCGTCGACGTTGCCGTTCTTGGTCAACGACTCGTAGTCCCGGAACGCTTGATCGACCCGAGTCCGGTCCGCGTTTTGGCGCGCCCGGTCTTCTCGCTGCCAAGTCAGCTGCTCGTCTTCGATGGCTTGGCGCCGCTTGCGCTCCATGGCGTCTGTGGTCAGACCCCACCCCATCTTGAAACCATCGGCCAGCCCGATCATGCTGCGTCTCCCAACTTCGAGTAGTCGACCATGTCGAACCCGTCGACCCGAACAACCGCGTCAGGGTAGACCTTGCGGACCTCGTCGGCCATCACGCCGTTGTAGCGGCGGCCGTCACCGTTGACGTACTGCCAGCTGTAGATGCCGAGACCGTCGGGGCGCTGGCCGATCTTGCGGATGCCGGTCTTCAGGCGACGATCCGAGAAGTAGGCAGCAGCAGCGCCGCCGGCTGCGCCGATCATCTGGTTCACGCCTTGAGCGTTGGCTTGGTTCGCGCTGAACTTCATGCTCTGCTGGTGGCTACCGATGTTGCCGATGTTGCCCCACCCGTTGAGCGCCATGCCCATGCTGGAGCCCCAGGCAGCGTTGTTCTGGCCGTAGCTGCCTTGCGCGAAGCCGAGGCCCTGCTGGCCGAATCCGGCACCCTGCATCGCCAGACCCATGCCCGCGCCAGGGTTGCTCCGACCGGCTGCGCTGCCCATGACGTTCAGCTTCTCGGCCTTGGCGGCCTGGATCGTCATCAAGCCGGCGCGCTCCGCATCCGACATCAGCTTCGTCTTTGCCAGGGCGGCGCCGGCCATGTCCGGCGCAAGGGCAGAGGTCGACCGCCCGGTGCGGTTCAGGCCCCGGATCGCCCCGCCCATCATGCCGGCGTAGTTGGCGTCGAAGTCCGTAGCGGCGCGGCCCTTGAGCCCAGTGGCCATCGCACGGGCGTCAGTCTCCGGGTCGTACGCATTGGCGCGAGCGTAGAAGTCGTCCATGCGAGCCCGGTCTTGCTCGGCCCAGGCGCGCCCGGTGTTGTACGAGTCCTCGCTGATGCGGCCCGAACGCTCCATCTCCTGCATGACGCGGGGGAGCACGTTCTCGCGGTACCACTTGTCCGACTCGGCGGCACGGTCCTCTGCAGCTTGGGCGATGCGGGTGTTGGCCGCTACCGCCTGATTCTGCGTTTCGTTCATGCCAGGGACTTTGACTTTCATGCTGGCTCCGCCATGCTGAGACGCGCCAAACGGCGCTGGTTGTACCCGCGATCGCGCCAGAGCGCGAACAGGAGGACGTCACCCCCGCTGTGGCCTTGGGCAATCCGGCCCTCGAACTCGGCGCCGAGAGACTTGATGAACGAGAGACACGCCTCGTTCGTGTCGTAGACCATGAACGTCATGCGCTTGGCGCCGAGCTGGTCGTAGACGAAATTGCAGGTGGCGTCGAGCAGCTCGCGGGGGAGCAGCCGGCCGTTGGAGGCAATGTGCGCGAAGACGTTCGTGTCCGACATCCCGTCGAAGTACACGCCCGCCACGAGGAAGCCCTCGCGCTCGAAGCCGATAGAGGTGTAGGCAGGCGGCGGCTCGGACTGCCCGAGCTGCATCGCAACCCAGGTAGTCACGTAGGTGTCTTGGCCGACTACCAGTCCCATATCAGTCGAGGTCGAGGTCCGCCATCGGGGACTCTGCCGGAGCGGGGGTCGGAGCGGGAGCGCGCTTCGGCGCTGCGCGCAAACCCTTCTTGGGCTCCGGGGCGTCTTCCGTCAAACGGTCGGCGACCTTCGAGGCCAGGGCCAGCAGCACCTGCTCGGCGTCCGGGGTCAGCACCGGGCCTTCGGGCGAGAGGAACCCGTAGTTCTTCCCGTTGTAGTCGATCTGCCCGGCCACGAACTGGAAGCCGAAGTTCTGCAAAGTCTGGATGTCCATCATTCCTCCGTGCGGACCGAATTATGGTCCAAGTTAGTGTGCGCTCGCATCAAGTAAGCGTCAGCTTTTTCCACCCGAGCGTCGTTCCGACGTGCACCTCGCCGTTGGTCAGCAGCACGAACGCGCCCGGGTAGACGTCCGCCGGAAGCGCTGCCTGGGGCGCGCAGCGCAGCGTGATGGTGTCGCCAGTGAACGCCTTGAGTTCATTGGTCTTGGCGACGACGTCCTCCATCAGGCGGTTCAGCTCGCGCACGGTCACGGCACGCTCGGACTCGTCGCCCCGGCTGCCCAGCCGGACCTCCACCCACTCGCGCAGGGCTTCGAGCGCTTTCTGCACCTGGGGGTCGGCGACACGGGCGGCCTGGAGTTGGGGAAGTCGGGGAGGGCTTCCGCCCCACGTCCCGCGCTGCTGTCGGGGGTTTCGTACGGTCACACAAGCTCCGATGAGGTGGTCGCCACGGCAAACGACGTGATGAGGTCGGCGCTCTCGATCTCGAAAGCCCACCGCTTGGCCTTGCCCGGCGGGAGCCGGACCGGGTCCTTTGTCATGATAGTCGGCGTGGTGTAGACCAGCGCGCGGTCCCGGTACACGCGCACGATCGCCCCGCTGGAGAATGAGCCGTTGAGCCGGACCCAGCCGAAGCTGGGGTAGTCGTTGAACACGTACTCCCGGCTGCGCCAGACAACAGTCTCCCGGGCCCCGGACTCGAACTGGCAGATGTCGAAGTCCCGCAACACGAACATCGTGTCCGTGGCCGGGTTGACGTAGGTCGCGAGGATCGGCATGGTCAGTACGACGGGAAGGGGCTGGGCGACGGGGTGTAGTTGGCCGCGCCGAACCGCGCGTAGCCGACCGTGAGCCGCAGGTCGTCGATGTTGCCGACGCCCGGGAGAGCCGAGACGAACGCCCCGGTGGACACGCTGAACGACTGGGACCCGCCAACATTGCAGTCGAGCAAGGTCGGGAACGAGAGCGCCCCGCCCGCCAGCGTGGCCTGCGCCATCAACGCGCCGTCGACGTGCAGGTAGACCGTGCTGCCGGCCTTGGTGACCGAGATGTCGCAGAAGCGGTTGTACGGAGCGGTGGTCGCTGCCTCAGCCACCGTGACAGTCGCGCCGGTCTGGCCGTTGGTGAACTTCGCCCGCAGCGCCCCGCCGGTCTCCCACTCAAGCGCGAAACCGTGGATGCCGGACGCCGAGGTCGTCGTGTCCGTCCAGTGCCGCCCCAGCGAGAACAGGGGTACGGACGCCGGAGTCGGGTCTCCGCTGACTGGCATGTAGTACGACAGCTGCAGCGTGAAGTCATTGGGCACGAGGTTGAACCCGGCCGGCAGCGTGCTGCTGGAGACCACAACGAACCGCCCGCCGGCGCCGACCGTGTCGCCGAACCACATCGACGCGGTACCGTTCTTCTTGCGCGCAGTGGACAGCGTCGCCGTACCGGACGCCGTGAGGGTCCGGAGGTTGCTCGACTGATCAGCGGCGGTCGTCGCCCCGTCCGTTCCGTCAGCAGCCACCAGCAGCGAGACATAGACGTAGTACGGGTCGGGCGAGATTGCGTAGGCGACAGCGGAGCCGAAGCCGGCTGCAGCGCCAGCGCCCGTGAGAGTCCGGCGGCCGACACCAACGGCGTCCAGCGCAGCGACACCTGCGGCGGAGCCGGCCCCGCTGCGGAAGATGCCAGCCACGCCGTACCCCTGAACCGCCGCCAGACCGGCCACAGCGCCTACAGCAGCAGCCCGACCGTTCGTAAGGAACTGAGACCGCCCCGCCGTCGTAGCCACGCCGATCGACTGGCCGTACATGTAGCCCATGCCGATGGACTGTGGGATCGCCACCCCAGCCGACGAGCCGGCGGACAGGCCAGCCCGAGCAACGATGTACGGGTCAGGGCTCACATCGCCCCGGGTCGAGATGACCTTCTGGCGGAGGTCGAAGACGTAGAACGGACGGGTAGCCATCAGCGCCCCAACTCTGCGGTAGAGCTGGCCAGGGTAACGGACTGCGCGCGCACCGTGCCGGAGATCTCGACGTACCACTCCCGAGCCTTCTTCGGCGGCAGGCGGAACGCCACGTTGCTCGTCACGGACGGCTTGTGGTACAGCAGCGCGCCATCAGCGTACAGCTTGAAGGACACTGCGCCTTCGGCCTCGACACGGGCCCAGGCGAACGACGGCTGCGCGTCGAACGTGTACACCCGGCTGCGCCACAGCGCGGTCTGATCAGCGCCCACCTCGGTCTGGAGGATCTCTTCACCGTCCGCGATGAACATGTCGCCCGAGCTGATGTCGACGTACGCGCCGTTGGC